CCGCTACGGCGAAGAACACAAAGAGATCTATGAAACAGAGACCTCTGAGCGTTCATTTGAAGAAGAAACAAAACTGTCAGGTTTCTCTGCAGCTCCTGTCAAAAACGAAGGCTCAGCCATCGCTTATGACAATGCTCAAGAAGCATGGACAGCTCGCTACAACCACGAAACTATTGCCCTTGGCTTTAGCTTGACTGAAGAAGCAATCGAAGACAACCTCTACGATTCTTTGTCAGCTCGCTACACTAAGTCTTTAGCTCGTGCTATGGCTTATACCAAGCAAGTTAAAGCTGCTGCTGTATTGAATAACGGCTTCACTACCGGTTACAACGGTGGCGATGGCGTTCCACTCTTCAGCGCATCACACCCATTGGTATCTGGCGGTACAAACAGCAACGTTCCATCTACTCCTGCTGACTTGAATGAGACTTCTTTGGAAGCCGCTGTAATTCAAATCGCTGCTTGGACAGATGAGCGTGGTCTCTTGATCGCTGCTAAGCCTAAGAAGTTGGTTGTTCCTCCTGCATTACAGTTCGTGTCAACTCGTTTGCTCGAAACTGAATTGCGTGTTGGTACAAACGACAACGATATCAACGCTATCAAGAACAACGGTTCTGTCTCTGAAGGTTACTGCGTTAACCACTTCTTGACCGATACCAATGCTTGGTTCCTGACTACTGATGTTCCAAACGGTATGAAGCATTTCGTTCGTACTCCTTTGAGCAACAGCATGGACGGCGACTTCGATACTGGTAACGTTCGTTACAAGTCTCGTGAGCGTTATTCTTTCGGTTGGTCTGATCCACTCGGAATGTTCGGTTCCGCTGGAGCTTAAGTAATGCCCCGCTAACGGTTTCGACTGTTAGTAGCCCCCTCGCTCAAAAGGCTTGGGGGCATTTTCTTTATAAAGCTTGCACTTATTTTTAAATGTAGTAATATCGTAGAAACCGGGGAAACCGGCTTGTCAAACTGTCCCGGCAGACAGCATATTGATTGATAAGCTTATCTTATATGCAAGGAAAATTTGTTATGACTTTAGCTACTACCTCGTCTTTATGGCGTTCTACAGGTGGCGATTCAACTCGCACCGCTTATGCTGGCTCCATGGTTATGGCTGCTCAGTTTTACATCGCTAATACTGCAGCAACTTCCAACGTAGTCATTTCTTCGGCTACTGACGCTCCAGCCCTTATTCTTCCAGCTAACGCAGTTGTTACTGAAGTTATTATTTCTGGTGCTGCTGGTGGCAACTCTGCTGCTAACATAGGGTTTACCCCACTAATCGGCGTAGGCCCTGGGCAAACAACTACCCTTGGCACAAACGTCCCAAACGCTTTTGTATCTGCTGGAAACGTAGCTGCTCGTGTAGTATTTACTGTTGCCACTGGTGGCGCATCAATGGGTAACGTAGCTAACGCTACTAACTTGATCGTTGTTACTAGCGCTCAAGGTTCTGCGGGTGCAAACGCTGGTGCAATTACTGGCGACATCATCTACTACGTTGCGGACAACGGTCAGCAAAACGTTTAATTAATCTAGGGGGATTCGTCCCCCGCTTAAATCTTTAGGAGATTAATTATGGGTATGCAAACCGATGTACTGTCGTATCACACAAGTAGTTCAGGACTTATTTATGACGGGCGAACACGCTTAAAAGGCGTGGTTTTATCCCCTGTTGCATCTATAGTTTATAACTCATGCTTTGTGGATACTGCTGGGTCTTTGGCTGGAACTTATGATATTCCAGGTACAACAACTTGCACAGTAACAAGTGCTAATCATGGCTTGTCAAACGGTTCTAGAGTTGCTATTAACTTTACCAGTGGTACAGCACAAGACGATGCTTATACCGTGGCAAACGCAACGGCAAATACATTTACTATAGCTACAGCATCATTAACTACTAGTGGTAATGCAACAGTGTATTCTAATATTCTGATGGAATTAGACTCTGCTTCTGGAACTGCTTTTTATACTTTAATTCCAGGCGAAGGTATTGTTGCTACACAAGGTCTAGCTGCTGTACTACCAATTGCCAACGTAAGTGCGACTGTTTTTTACGGATAAAAATAGACCATGATGCAATACGATGTTAAATCGGCTCATGCAACTAATACAGGGCTACTTGCAACTCAAGACCCTGTAAGATTAAAATCTATTACAGTGACAAGCGGAACTGTGTCTGCAAGAAACACCGCTGTATGCGACCCAACAGTGAATGAGTCTGGCACATATGCTCGTACAAGCCCAAGCACTACTATTACAGTAACTATGACAAATCATGGTTTTACTACTGGGCAAAGGGTGTTTTTAGATTTTACATCTGGAACAGGGCGAGATGGTGTATATGCTGTTACAAGCACAGGAGATAATACTTTTACTTGTGCAGATGTTGCATCAACTACTACAAGCGGTAACGTTACGGCATACAGTAGTATTGCTGTAGAGATTGATACTTATAATACAGTTGGTCTTCCTATCAAGATTCCAGGAGAAGGCATTTATTGCCCTAATGGTATTTTTGTAGGTTGTGGATCTTCTGTAACTGCAACGGTGTGTTATGGCTAAGAAGACCCCATCTCTTTCCATTGGACGTGGTGAAAAGCTACCAGCTTCTAAAGGCGCTGGGCTTACCGCCAAAGGCCGTGCTAAGTATAATGCGGCTACTGGCTCGAATCTAAAGGCTCCACAGCCCGAAGGTGGTCCACGTAAAAAATCTTTCTGCGCCCGTATGTCTGGTATGCCTGGACCAATGAAAGATGAGAAGGGTAAACCTACTCGTAAAGCGGCTTCACTAGCCCGATGGAAATGTTAAAATGAGTATTGACGCAATTGAAACTGCTAGAGAACTAGCAACACACGCTAGTAATATTGAACATTTACAGGTAGATATGGACAAAATGGTAAAGGAGATGGCTGAAATTAAAACCACACTCCAAAACATAGAAAGAACTTTGTCTGAAGCTAAAGGTGGGTGGAAAACATTGATGGCAATTGGTGGTGGTGTTAGTCTTGTTACTGGAATTATTGGTGTAATTGTTGGATACTGGAGTAGTAAGTAATGCCAAGCGTATCAAAAAAACAGCACAATTTAATGGCGGCAGTCGCTCACTCGCCAAGCTTTGCAAAAAAGGTGGGCATCCCAACGACTGTAGGTAAAGATTTTATGACTGCCGATAAAGGCAAGAAATTTAAGGAAGGTGGAACTATGAAACACTCAGATATTAAAGAAGATATGCCAATGATGAAAAAAGTAGCCAAGCAAGAAGTTAAGGCTCACGAAAAGTCTATGCATAAAATGGCTAAAGGTGGCGTAACCCGTGCTGACGGATGCGTTATGAAAGGTCATACCAAAGGTACAATGATTAAGATGAAGTCCGGCGGGATGTGCTAATCATGCCATACGAAGAAACTGGCAAGCAAAAAGAAAAGCGTGAGGCTTATTACAAGGCCAATAAAGAACGTGGTATTCGTGCTGAAAAACAGCAAGAGTATGAGCGCTTTGGCACTACCGAACAGAACATTCCCGCTGTTGATACTATGGGTAATGTAACTGGTATGAAAAAAGGTGGATCAGTAAAGTCCGCCTCTGCCCGTGCTGATGGTTGCGCTATTCGTGGAAAGACAAGAGCATGAGACCATCTCGTGGTATGGGTGATATCGCCCCTTCTAAAATGCCAAAAGGTACTAAGAAGCCTCGTAGAGATAATACGGACTTTACTCAGTTTGCTGAAGGTGGGAAAGTCAAACCAGGACTATATGCAAATATTCATGCGAAGCAAAAGCGTATTGCTGCTGGCTCTGGTGAAAAGATGCGTCCTGTTGGATCTAAGGGTGCGCCTACTAAAGCGGCATTTACTCAATCTGCTAAAACAGCGAAGAAAAAATAATGGCAACAACTGGATCAACCGCATTTAATCTGGATGTAAACGATCTAATCGAAGAAGCATTCGAGAGATGTGGCAAAGAGCTGCGTACTGGCTATGATTTTAAAACAGCCCGCCGTTCTTTAAACCTATTGACTATTGAATGGGCTAACCGTGGTATTAACCTCTGGACAGTTGAACAGGGCGTTATTCCAATGGTTACGGGACAGGCTATGTACCCATACCCAGCAGATACTATTGACCTTATGGATATGGTTATCCGTCAAAATAACGGTACCTCTAACCAAATAGACATCAATATCAGCCGTATTGCAGAGCCGACCTACATGAGCATACCAAACAAGCTCACACAGGGCCGTCCGATTCAGGTGTATATCAACCGTCAGTCAGGCCAAGAAAACCTCTCAGGCGCCCTTTTAAGCGCTAATATAAGCTCTACTGCCACAACGATTGATCTAACCTCCACAAGCGGTTTAACTTCTTCTGGATTTATTAAGATTGATAACGAGACAATTAGCTATCCAAACATTAACGGAAACCAGTTAATCAACTGCGCCCGTGGTCAGAATGGTACTACTGCAGCAGCTCATACGGCTAGCGCCACAGTTACCGTACAGAACCTGCCTTGCATTAATGTCTGGCCTACGCCTAACTCGCCTGGAAATCAATATACATTCGTGTACTACCGCTTACGCCGTATCCAAGATGCTGGATCTGGCATATATGTACAAGATATCCCATTTCGCTTTATTCCTTGCATGGTTGCTGGACTCGCTTATCAGCTATCCACCAAGCTTCCTGATGTAGATATGAACCGTATTCCAATGTTAAAGATGGATTATGAGGAGCAATTTAGGTTGGCGGCTGAGGAGGATAGAGAGAAAGCTCCAATCCGTTTTGTACCTCGGAATATGTTCTACGCAAGGTAAGATATGCCTAATCAATTTGCATCAGGTAAGTACGCAATTGCGGAATGTGACCGATGTGGTTTTAGATACAAGCTTTCGGATCTTAGAACAGAGGTTGTAAAGACCAAGCCGTTCAAGATTAAAGTTTGTCAATCATGTTGGAACCCCGATCAACCTCAGTTACAATTGGGTATGTACCCGGTGAACGATCCGCAAGCGGTTCGGGATCCACGTCCTGACGTAAGTTATCGGCAGTCTGGTACCAATGGTTTGCAGATTGATATTAACGGTGGAACTGGTCCAGACGGGCTAGGAAACCCAGATATGGGCAGTAGGATCTTTCAATGGGGCTGGAACCCTGTTGGCGGAGCAAGGTTGTTTGACAATGCTTTAACGCCAAATGACTTGATAGGTAACACACAAATTGGTACAGTATCGGTTAGTACAACTTAGGAGTCATTATGACATTCAAAAAAGCAGCAGACGGCGTAACAAAAACTGGCAAAACCAAAGGTAAAAACCTTGGTGATTCAGGTCCAACCTTAGCCATTCAAACTGGTAAAGGCAAAAAAGGTGCATCTACCGTTACTGGCGCAGCAATGAAAGCTGTTGGCCGTAATATGGCTCGTGCTAACAATCAGGGATAATCATGGCTAAATTTTCTAAAAAAGTTATGGGTAAAGAGGTAGGCAGTGCTGATGTCTACGCTCAGCCCCATACTATGAAAGGCACTGCATTAAGTGCAAAAGATGCGATGCTATCTGTTAGCCGTAAACCTGATCCAACTCGCCAAGTAGCGGGTGACTTTAAACCAGGTAAACCAACAGGTCGTGTTAGCTTAGGTGATCCAGATCGTGACGATGTTAAAACTACTGGTATGAAGCAACGTGGATCTGGCGCAGCTACTAAAGGCTTTACTTCTAGAGGGCCGATGGGCTAATGAATTACGCAGAACTTTTTCAGCAAGTACAAGCGTATACAGAGAATATATTTCCTGATACGTTTGTAGAGCTGTCTGGTGGTAATACGAGTACGGTTAATGTAACTACTCAGATTAACACTTTCATTGAGCAGGCTGAAGAGCGGATATACAACACCGTTCAGATTCCCTCTTTGCGTAAAAACGTTACTGGTAACTGTTCTAGTACTAGCAAATATTTGGCTTGTCCTAATGACTATCTGTCTAGTTATTCATTAGCAGTTATTCAAGCTGATGGCTCTTATGAGTACTTGCTAAACAAAGACGTTAACTTTATCCGTCAAGCATACCCAGATCCAACAGCTACGGGTTTACCCCGATACTATGCGTTATTCGGATCTAGATTGAACGATCCAAATGAATTGACATTCATTCTTGGCCCAACACCAAACGCTGCTTATGGCGCAGAGTTACATTATTTCTATTATCCAGAGTCAATCGTGACTGCTGGTTCATCTTGGCTTGGCGATAACTACAGTCCCGCTTTACTTTATGGTACTTTAGTTGAAGCTTATACCTATATGAAGGGCGAACAAGATATGTTAGCCACGTATAATAGCAAATACGGCGAGGCGTTAGCCCAATTAAAACGTCTTGGAGATGGGCTTGAGCGCCAAGATGCTTATCGTAATGGTCAAGCTCGTGTTCAAGTTACTTAATTTTTAGGAGTTACAAATGGCAATTACCCAAGCAATGGCAGACTCGTTCAAGGTGCAAATCCTTGCCGGTCAGCAAAACTTAACATCAGGCGCAGCAGCAGTTTACAAGTTAGCGCTATACACAAGTTCAGCAGACTTAAGCAATGCAACAACCGCTTACACAACGTTGAATGAAGTGTCTAGCTCTGGCTCAAACTACACTGCTGGCGGAAATACATTGACAATTAGTACAAGCCCAACTAGCACAGGTAACGTAGCATTCATGTCTTTTGCAAATACTTCATGGACAAATGCAAACATTACTGCTAACGGCGCTTTGATCTATAACAGCACTGCAAATACTTCAGTTGCGGTATTGGCTTTTGGTGCAGATAAAACTGCTACCAATGGTCAATTTACCGTGATCTTCCCTACTGCGGACTCAACAAACGCCATAATCCGGATCGCTTGAACCATGAAGCTTTGTGTAACCTGCAAAGCTGAAAAACCACTAAGCGAGTTTTACAAGCGTAAGGATTCGCCCGATGGTTATCGTAACGACTGCAAAGTTTGTCGTAGTGCAAGGTCGCTTAAAAATCATTATGATGACCATGAGGCTGGCAAAGAACGATTACGTCAAGCATACGAAAAGCGTAAAGCCACTAACCCAAACTTGTCTGCGGAAATTTACGCTCGTTACCGGGAGTCTAGTTTAGAACATTCTAGGTTAGCATACCAAGCCAACGCAGAAGAACGAAAAGCCAAGCAACGTCTTTGGAGCAAAACCAATCGTGGCATAGCAAACGCATTGGGTCGTAGATATAAGCTCAAAAAAGCTAAAGCTACACCGCTATGGTTAACATCGGAACAGATTTATAATATGCAATGTACTTACAAGGTAGCGGCGCAGTTAAGTGAAACTAGCAGCCAGAAGTGGCATGTAGACCATATCGTGCCGATTCGTGGCAAAGACGTATGCGGACTTCATGTTCCTTGGAATTTACAATTATTGCCAGCTAAAATGAATATGCAAAAAGGTAACAGAATCTAATGGCTCTTATTCTTGCTGATCGTGTAAAGGTCAATACCACTACAACTGGTACTGGCACTGTTGTCCTTGGAAATGCTGCAACTGGCTATCAGTCTTTTGCAGTCATTGGAGATGGCAACGCAACTTACTACACCATTGCTGGTCAAACGACTACAGAGTGGGAAGTAGGTATTGGCACGTACTATTCTGCTAACAGCTCTTTATCTAGAACGACTATATTTTCTTCTAGTAATGCTAATGCTGTTGTAACTTTTAGTGCTGGAACTAAGGACGTATTTGTTACGTTACCGTCTGAAGCTACAATCTTAGGTGGTGCTGGGCAGGCTATTCAGATTAACCAAACAACAGCTTCTGCAAACTACACAATTGCTACTGGTACTAACGGCTTTTCAGTAGGTCCAGTCACAACGGCAAACGGCGTATCGGTTACAGTATCTAGTG